CCGCAAGTCCTAAATCCTCTATTTTTGGCGGAAACAAGCGAACTGGCGGTAACTGGCCACGACCAGCCCCGATTAGAAACGACCACTAACAGTGAGGCGCTATCGTTCGCGGCAGACATTGGGGATTTCTCAGAGAAGGTATTAGGCGTCAAATTGCAGCCTTGGCAGCTTCGAGTAATTGCCGGGCAAACCGAAATGAAACCCAACGGCGACTTTGTTAACCGTGTTTCGCTTGTGAGCGTTGCGCGACAGAACGGCAAGACAACTGCAATGGCCGCACTTATCGGCTGGTGGCTCTGCACCCAAGGTGGCAACCGTGGCAAACCACAAACGGTCATAACTTGCAGTCATCAACTCGACTTGTCTACCGCGCTGTTCAAGTACCTTGCACCCATTCTTGGTGCCAAGTTCAATGCCAAGATTTCGTGGTCATACGGCCGCATGAACCTAGAAATGCCAGACGGCAGCACATGGCTAGTGCGCGCTGCGACACCACAAGCCGGCCACGGTTACAGCGCCGACCTAATTTGTGTAGACGAAGTGTGGAGCGTTTCTGAAGCCGCCATTGACGAAGGTTTGTTACCGTCCCAGCGCGCAAGAAAAAACCCGCTTATGTCTATGTGGTCAACTGCCGGCACCCCAGAGTCAAAAGCCATGTTGCGTTGGCGCGAGCAAGGCATACGCGCTATTGACGCAGGCGACCACGGCCCGCTTTACTTCGCTGAGTTCAGCCCCCCGAGCAACATAGACCCGATGAGTCGTAGCGCATGGATTTACAGTAACCCCGCTCTTGGTTACACGCTCGACATGTCGGTAATTGAGGCGGAAGCCAAGGCGCCAAACCGCAACGCGTTTCTACGTGGGTCGGTCAATACGTGGACTAGCTCACACTCGGGCTGGTTAGAAAACGGCCTCTGGGAAGCCTGCCTATACACCGGCGAAGTCCCAGCCGGCGGCGTGCTTGCTATTGAGCAGTCCATTGACGAAGCACGTTATGTTGGCGTGCGCGCCGTGCGCGTAGAAAACAAGACCGTGATAACTACCGCTTTTGACGTAGACAACATGGCCGAAATGTGGGCATGTGTCGAGCGCGAAGTAGAACGCAACTCGCAGCTGCGTATCGCAATAACGCCAGTGCTAGAAACCCATTGCCCGCCAAAACATGAACGCCGCCGCACCATTGTTGGCTACCGTGAGCTACTGAAATGGACTCTTGCCGTCCGGTCACTAATTGTAGAAAACCGCATAGGCCAGACTGGCGAAAAACTACTTGCCGAGCATGTCGAGCGCGCCGTAATGATTAAACACCAAGGCAGTGTGGCGCTCAGCTCTACCCGTAGCCCGGGGCCTATTGAGTTAGCCCGGTGCATGGTATGGGCCGCCGCTTTAGAGTCGCGCCCAAGTTCTGCCGGCAAGCCTTTACTTGTTATCAGCAGGTAGTACACTCAGTTGTGGACAGCCGGCCATTTCGTCGGGATTTGGTCGGTTATCCACATTTACCCACATAGGAAATGGCAAGATATCCACATGGCTTTATTTGGACGTAACAAAGTTGCCGCGGTAGGCACTTCACAAGACCCAGAGATTAAAGCCGCCGTGGGCTATGGCACCGGCGGTAATGCTGGCGCGTCCCAAATTAACAACTTCTATGCGTACACCAATGGCGAAATGCGCCAAATTGCTATGCGCGTACCGACCATTAGTCGCGCTCGTGACCTTATGGCCAGCGTCATTGGTTGTCTAAAACTTGAGATGTACCGCGACATTTGGAACGGCGAAGAATTGGAACCCGTTCCACTTGCCCCACGCGCTTGGCTCGCTCGACTAGACCCCGACGTGCCAAATAACTTTTGTCTAAGTTGGTTATTCGATGACCTTTTTTTCTACGGACGAGCGTTTCTTTATGTAAAATCTAGAACTGCTGACGGGTACCCCGCCTCATTTGAGCGCCTACCAGCTGCAATGGTTACCACTCAAGACCAAGCAGGCCCCGTATGGTTTGGGCCGTCTAAGCAAGTCTATTTTTCTGGTCTGCCCATTGAGTCCGAAAACTTAGTGCAGTTCCTTTCACCAATCCAAGGTTTGCTTTACACGTCGAGCGAAGCCATTACAACTGCTTTACGTTTAGAGGCCAGCGCACGACGCAATGCCGAGTCAGCCATACCGGCGGGCGTATTGCGCCAAGTTGGCGGCGAACCTCTAAGCGGCCAAGAGCTAGCCGACATGGCAGCAGCTTTTAACGCTGCGCGCATGACAAACCAAACGGCAGCATTAAACGAGTACCTGACATACGAGGCCACTACGGCAACGCCCGACAGAATGTTGCTTGTCGAGTCCCGCGACTTTCAAGCCCGCGAACTCTGCCGCGCTGCAAACATTCCTAACTACCTTGCCGGCATTGACCAAGGCTCATACCAGTACACGACCAGCCAAGGTGCCCGCGCCGACCTTTACCTATTTGGCGCCAAGGCTTTTATTGACTGCATTAGCGAAACATTGTCTAGTGACAACGTATTACCCCACGGCACTTACGTTAAGTTTGACGTAGAAGAATACCTAAGCGAGTCCTACCTAGGCGACTCAGAAGTAGAAACAGAAACAACAATAGAAACCCCGAGGTACGCAAATGATTAGGTTTACCCCCAGCTCTTTTACTGTCGAGGCTGCAAAAGGCGCTACGCCTAAGCGCACTATTTACGGTTTAGCCGCGCCATATAACGTGGCTGCACGTACCAGTACGGGCCAAGAGGTGCTTTTTTTGCCGGGCAGTTTGCCAGTTGACGGCCCCGCGCCAAAACTTATGCAATATCACGACTCGACAAAGCCCATTGGCATTGTGACCGAGCGCGTAGAAACACCCGAAGGCGTCATGTTCGCCGCCCGTATCTCAGCCACTAACGCAGGCGACGAAGCATTGACACTTGCCCAAGACGGCGTGCTCGACTCGGTAAGCGTTGGCGCTACCCCGACAGAGTGGACAATGGTAGACGGCGTTATGCACGTCACCGCCAGTGTTTGGTCAGAATTAAGCATGGTTTCCGAAGGCGCGTTCGCCGATGCGAAAATCCACCAAATTGCTGCACAGTCTGATATAACATCAGTAGAGACGGAACCCGACACCGACGAGAACGAAACCGAAGAAGAAACTACAGAAACCCCAGAGGAGTCACCCGTCATGGAAAACCAAGCACCAGTAGTAGAGGCATCAACACCTACAGCGCCTTTGTGGGCAACTGCTAAACCACAATTTAAGTTGCCATCACCTAGCGAATACATTGCAGCAATGGCGGCAGGCACCACGGCATTTGCCGAAATGAACGCACGTATTAAAGCAGCTGCGCCAGACATCACCACCGCCGATACACCGGGTATCTTGCCCGAGGTCATCACCGGCAGCGTGTACGACTCGCTTAACCCAATTCGCCCGTTTGTTAGCGCCATTGGTACAAAAGCAATGCCAACCGCTGGCGCAACATTCCGCCGTCCAAAAATCACGGTACGTCCGACAGTTACACAGCAGCCAACCGGCCAACTGAACGCGCTCGACCCATCAACCGTGACCGTTGCAAACAACGACGTAAGCAAACTTACTTTTGGAACTTACGTCACCGTGTCAGAACAAGACTTGGACTGGTCAGACCCCGCATCAATTAACATCATTCTTGAGCAGTTGGCAATTGCTTACGGTCAAGCAACCGATAACTACGCAGTAGACCAGTTGGTAGCACAAACCACACAAACCGAAACACTTGCCAGTTTCTCGGGCCAAGACATCGTTGAGGCCGTTTATGGCGCGGCTTACCAAATCTCAAACACCAGCAACTACTTGCCAACCCATTACGTCGTGTCGCCAGTAACTTGGGCGAAACTTGGTATGGCCGTAGACGGCGACAACCGCCCCGTGTTCCCATTTGTTGGCGCACCCGGACTCGGTGGCTACAACGCAGCCGGCACGCAGTCTGCAACTTCATGGAACGGCAACCCATTGGGCTTGTCGCTTGTAGTTGACAAGAACATGGCTGGCGGAACCACGACCGGCACACTGTCTGGTGTGGTTGGTCACGCCGCTGGCGCTGCCGCGGGCTTCGAGTTCTACGAGCAGATGAAAGGCGCAATTTCAGTGGACGTACCAAGCACGCTTGGCCGCACTATTGCGTTCCGCGGTTACGCAGCTGTCTTCATGGCAGACGCAACCAAGTTTGTCAAACTCGTAAACGCATAACCCGAAAGGCGGTTATCCGCCATGGCGGTCTACTCAATTACGCATAAGCAAATCGTTGATAACTACGGCGTTTTGCAACTGCTCACTAACGCGCTGGTACAGCCCGGCGACAGCATTACAGTCGCGGCCGTTGACGCAACATTCAACGGTACGCGCACTGTGTACGCATGCCCGCAGTTCTATTACTTGGGCGTAGACGAGTACGGCGACCTGCTTTTTAACTACGACTTGCCGATACAAAATCAAGTCTTGTTCGCCTTAACGGCGGCAGACGTCGAGCGTGGCCCAGCAACCGGCACGTTAACTTTTTCGCCTACTTGCACTTGGATTACTGCCGGACAAATCGAGGACTGGCTCGGAATAGGCACCGCGACGGCCGCCGACACCACATTCTTGACACAATGCGCGTCAGCTGCAAACGCGTTTTGTTTCCGTCGTAGGCAAGAAGCTGGTTACATCGACGCGTTGGCAACTAGCCCAAGCGGTGACGTAACGCTCGGCACCATTCAGTACGGCGGCATGTTGTACCGCCAGCGCGGGTCTATTGACTCGTTCGCCAGTTTTGGCGACGGTGGCGCGGTAACCGTTACAGGCCTCTCAGGCGTCATCAAACAACTGCTTGGCATTGACAGACCGCAGGTGGCCTAGCGCATGCCAGTAACCTTTACAGACCTCTTTAACGAGGCTCTAGACGACCTCGTAGCGACGCTGACGGCAGTTAGCGGGCTTCAAGTAGTCAACGACCCGCGCAACCTCGTGCCGCCATGTGTTTTCATTGACGCGCCAACATTCGAGGCGTTTAACTTCAACATCGTAAAAATGTTGTTTCCCGTGCGCTGCATCACTCTTGGCCCAAACAACCTAGACGCGCAACGGTCACTTATGAACCTTGCCGCCAAAGTTATTGGCGCTAAAGTTGGTGTGCAGGACGGCCGCCCAACCATCGCCATTATTGGTGGTGCTGAGTATCCGGCCTACGACTTGACCATAGCCATGCAGGCCCAAACCGGTTAGGAAAACATGTACGTAGTAAACAGTCCCAGAGTCGGCATCGTCGGCGAACCTTTTAACCCAGACGGCCACGACGTCGCCTACCTTTTGGCTGGCGGTTTCATTGTCGAGAAATCACACACCAAACCCGTAAAATCTGCTAAAACAGAACTAGAAGAAACACCCGAGGAGTAAACCCCATGGCTACCAGTACCTATCTCTCAAACCCAGACGTTCTCATTGGCGCGGTTAACGTGTCAGACCAATGCACAAGCGTGACATTGAACTACACCGTAGAAGCACTTGAAAGCACCGCATTTGGTGGCACTGCTCGCGTTTACACCGCTGGCCTACAGTCCAACGAACTTACGCTGACAATGTATGCGAGCTACGCATCGAGTGAGTCTTACGCAACATTGGCACCACTGGTTGGCACACAAATTGCAACTATTATCGTTTCGCCAGCTGCACCAGCAACACCCGGTACGTACACGGCCACAAACCCGGGCTTCACTATCTCGGGCGGATATCTCGAAACACTGCCAAGCATGAACGCGTCAATGGGCGAACTAGCCACCATGGATATTGTTATCCGCGGCGGCACCTACACCGTAGACGTAACCTGATAACAACTAACCCGAAAGGTAGCCCGACATGCAGTTAAGGCTAAAAGTACAACGACAAAACGAAGACGCCTACGAGGTAACCACTAACCTCGCTGTCATTGTCGCATGGGAAAGGCGTTTTAAGCGTCGCGCCAGTGACTTAGGCTCGGGCGTTGGCATGGAAGACTTAGCTTTTATGGCTTACGAGGCCAGCCAACGCTCCGGCATTATTGTGCCCGCTTCGCTTGACGCGTTTATTAACACTATTGAGAACCTAGAAGTAGTGGATAGCGAGCCAGCAACTTTTACCGTGCCGGAACTATCCGGCGACAGTTAGCAGAGCTTCTATTACACACTGGCTGGTGGCCCCCAAGTGTAGACTTTGAGTTACCAGACTTAGCCACCGTCATAGATGTACTCGAAAGGCAGCGTAAACAAAATGCCCGCTAGCGCGTCTTATCAGGTTTAC